GTTGATGGAAATAACAAGATAACTTCTGCGGTGCTTAAAGATCAAGGCCAGGATTATGAAGCAGGAGATATCATTGAAATAACAGGTGCTAATGGTGCTGATGCAAAGTTTGCTGTCTCTACAGTTCATGGTAACGGTGCTACATTAGAAGTAACTGAAGTCTATGCTAATTCTGACTCAGACTACCTAGCATACGGTATACCATTAGAAGTTGGTGGTAATGCACTGTATGAGAACATCACATTAAAGAAAGGTGATACAGTTTATGTCTCTTCATCTGAACCAGGCGTTAGTTTCGTAGCGATAGCATCTAAGATATATCCAAATATAAAATTAGATATACAAAATAAATTAGGTAGACAAAATGCATATATTAGTAGCACTGCTTTCCCTCAGATCAATGACAATGTAGGACTAGCAACTGCTGAATATGATGGTGTTGCAACTTTACATGTATCAAATAGGAATTCTGATAAGGGTGCAGCAGTATCATTAGGTATAGCATCAGGAGACATTAGCACATTTAATGTTGCTGACTACTTCTTATTTGGATTAAGACTTAAACCATTACAAGATTTAACCATTGACAACATTGGTATTGCTAGTGGTCAAACTCTAGTTACAAGAGCATCACAAACTGATGTGGCATTTGCTGCATACACAGAACCAACTATTGATGGAGCTAGTGGTGTCGGTACTGATGGTGATGTTAATACATCAGGTATTATAACTGCTGCTCAGTTCTTTGGAGATGGTTCAAATATAACAGGTGTTACTGCAGCAGGTTTTGGTGTCAGTATTACTGACAATGGTAGTAACATAGGTGTTGCTGCTACTATAAACTTTGGAACATTCTTAGAAGTCACTCCTCTCTCTGCAGGTATTGCTACTGTTAATGTACCAAACCTAGTAGGAACAGCACAGACTGCACAAGTTGCTAATAGTCTTGCTGTAGGTGTTGCTGTTACTCTTGCAACTAAAGCAACTAATGCTGACTATGCATCAGTAGCAGGGGTAGCAGGAGTTTCATCAGCATGCTCAGGTAATGCAGAGACAGCTAGTATTGCATCTGGTATTACAAGTGATTTTGATATCATTACAAACAATCCAATCACAACATTTGATTTCTTCATAGGTGATGGTTCAAAACTAACAAATGTTACTGCAGTAGGAACAGGTATTGAAATAAAGAATAATGGATCTACTGTAGGAACTGCATCAACAGTAGACTTTGGTTTAAGTTTAGATGTTAGTGCCATATCAAATGGTATTAGTACAATATCAGTACAGAAAGTTCCTCATGCTGACATCTGTGGTGTTGCTAGTTACTCTGACAAGTGTGGTGTTGCTACCTTTGCAACCAACGCAGGGATCGCTTCTAATGCCCTTAATGCTAACTTTGCTGCTGCTTCATCGTTCTCTACCTTAACAGGTGCTGCAGAGACTTCTAAGAGTCTTTACACTGAGTACCAAGCACCATTTAAACCACTACCAACAACCATAGGTAACAAGACTGCAAACCATAGATATCTTGGCATCGGATCTGATAGATCAGTCAATGTCCAAGGTTATGAATCACCTTACTTAAGGTTTGAAGTTGGTCAAACATATAGATTTACAAATACAAACAACAGCACCTATCCTCTTAGATTCTATTACAATGCTGCAGGAACTGGAGTTGGATACGGTACTACAAGTCCAGTAGAGATGACTCAGGGTGTTACTGAGACTGGATCATATACAGAAATATCAGTTACTGAAGAGACACCTCAGTTATTCTACTATGGTATGGGTGTTGGATCTACTATGGGAAGTATGGGTAACTCTATACAAGTATTCAATTATGAATTCCATAAATGTCTTAAAGTAGGAGAGTATAAGAACCTTGCAGGACTTAAAACATGTACACACACTCAAATGTTTGAGGGTCGTGCTACTGCATGGTACATGAACACAAACTTAGGTGTAGGTAACAGTGACTATGTACCTGGCGATAGATCACACAATGTTAGTTCTATTGAACAGCAATCCACAGGTGTCTACCAAGTAAACTTTGCTGATGCAATGAATGATGAAAACTATGCAGTGATGATTGATGGTAGAGGAACTACCAATTTTCCTGGCGGTATAGTAAGAGCAACAGTATATGATAGAACCGTGACAGGATTTGGTGTAACGATTTACAACAGTATACCTGCAGTAGAAGATCTAAGGGATATCAACATAGCTGTGTTCGGAGGTCAAGACGGAGAACCTACATTCCTCTAAATAATATTTTACCTGTGCTATAATGAATCCAATGGGAGGATGTGCCACCTGTGGCGAACAGTCTGTGCCTGAGACTGAGATACGAGTCCCTGATGTATCTAATTTTTTAAATGATAACATGTTTATAGTATATTCAATGAATGGATGTCCATATTGCGAGAAAGTAAAAGAGTTAATGAGGTTGACAAAACAACAGTATGTGGTGTATACTTTAGATCAGCACTTCACTATAGAAAACTTTGAAGAAGAGTTTGATACAAGAATCTTTCCTCAAATTGTTGTCGATAATAAGACAACAAGTGAAAGAAACCATATAGGTGGTGCTGCTGAGCTTGCTCAGTATTTTAAGGAGAATCTCTCTTCCTAAATAAAATCAATTACTGGAGATAATGGTGCTAGCTCTATCATTAACTTTTGGCACATTCCTACTCATAGGAACAGCAATCGTATCAGGTATGATTGGTTGGGTGCTTAGAGAATACATGTTCTATCATCATGATCGACCTAATGGAGGGATGCCAACGCACCCAGAGATGTATGATGAAGATGGGAATCTTATCCCAACTGATCTCATTGCTCTCAGATTCGATCCTACATTAACTGAGGATGACGAAGAAGACTAACTATTGAATTTACTATGGCAAAATTACCACCGAAACCAACGGTTGCAGAAATCCTAGACGCTGTTCATAAAGCAAAAACAAAAGCAAAGAAGATAGAGGTACTACGAGAGTATGACTCTAAAGCATTAAGGTACTGTCTCATCTGGAACTATGATGAGAGTCTTAAGAGTGCCTTACCAGATGGTGATGTCCCTTACACACCTAACGATGCTCCAACTCCAGAAGCACAAAGCAAACTTGCATCTGAGTACAGAACATTGTATAATTTTATTGTAGGAGGAAACTTCGATATCAATAACACTCGAAGAGAGGTATTGTTTATCCAACTCCTTGAGTCACTTCATGCTGAAGAAGCAGAAGTATTATGTTTAGTAAAGGACAAAAAACTTGCCAAAAAATACAAAATCAGTTTCCCAGTCGTTAAAGAAGCCTACCCCGACATCAAGTGGGGGAACAGGGTCTAAAGTGTGGACTGCTGAAGATAAAAAAGAAGCAAAAGAAGTGTATTCACTAGTGATACATGAGGCAGACTGTCCAAAAGAAAAGTCTGAAGATAAAAGTCTTCCTACTACTGCATATCTTGTTGAATATACAGTTGACAACTCTGAAAAGATTCACTATGATATAACTATCGCAGGGAGAAAAGTTGACATATTTAATTTCTATTATGACAAACTGAAAGGTGGTCTAAAAGATATTAAGTATGCAGGAGGAACAAGAAATCCAACTCTTTGGAACAACAGTCCTACCCCTGCTAAAACTCGCAAAAAGAAATGAGTGACATTAACTTTAATAGACATCGTGTGTTCAGAGAAACAGACGATGTTATTTTTTATGATATATCAGTAGAGGAATCAAATGCAGCAGACTTAGTTGTTCATGAAGGTGCTGCAATATCACCTCCACCTGATTGTGTAGGAGGTAAACAGTTCTATATTCATAGTTTTCAAGATGATTGCAATAGAGTGGTACAGGGAGAAAGAACCTTTGAGTTAATCAATAGAGACTGGAAGAATCAATACCATATAGTACACCTCAATAGATATAGTGGTGCGTTAGTTATACCACGCAATACATTTCATAGGTCAGTGTCAGGTGAGGGTGGATCAATAGTAATAAATCAAGCAACGAGGTATGATGGGTTCGATCCTCATGCTGAGTTCTATCCAGTATCCACAGCAGAGAACAGAGAGTTATATAATATACTAAGAAATGTAGTTCCCGTAATTCACACAGTGGGAGAATGAAAGCACTCATCACAGGACACAAAGGTTTCATAGGATCATTTCTATATGATCATCTTACATATCAATTTGGTGATACTATAGATGGTCTTGATTTTCCTGATGATATTGGAGATTTTAAGACAGATAAAATATATGACATTGTAATACATCTTGCTGCATTTGCTGCAATTAGAGACAGTATAGATAATCCAGATAAGTTTTGGGAAAACAATGTCGAAAAAAGTAGACCAATATTCGATTATTGTAGAAACAATAATGTTCGACTACTTTATGCTAGTACCGCACAGGTTGAGGAGTGGTGGCAGAACCCATATGGTATTACAAAGAAAGTAAACGAGTTCATGGCTCCACCTAACAGTGTAGGTATGAGATTTCAAACTGTTTATGGTGAGAACAGCAGACCAGACATGCTGTATAGAATGTTGGAAGACAAGACTGCTAAGTACATAACCAACCATAGAAGAGACTGGATTCATGTCAAAGATGTAGTCAGAGCAATATGTTACCTCATTCCTAGCACATACACAGGTACGGTCGATGTAGGGACAGGAGAGACAGTATCAGTAAAAGAATTAGCAGAAAAGTTTGGTCAAGGTGACCTACCTGTGAGGGCAGAGACACCAGGCGAGAGGGACATCACATGTGCTGACACCACTACGATGAGAGAGTTAGGTTGGTTTCCAACCATTGAAATCCTATAGTCAGGGGAAAATCAACTTTTTGTTTACAAAAAAGGGCAAAAAAAATTCGCCAAATTTTTTGACCGTACAGGATTTTCAAAAAAGTAACAATTACGACATAGTTGCAATATAAATAATAATGTGTTAGAATACACACATCGTTCATCCATAGATGATAGAAGCAGTCCTACTGGCATCTCTCCTTGCTGAACACAACCCTTCCCATTGGGAAATGACCTGTTCAGAATGGAACAAAAATAGGATCGAGATACTTAGCGATAAGGATCTTGGATCTGATGCACAGGAGTACTTAATAGATTATTTTCTGACCAAAGTGTCAGGAGACTGTGATGCTTACATCATCGGACGCAAGTAAGCCGACTCGGAACGGGTTCGTTCATCTTTATGTACCAAATTCTTCTTAGTCTAATAACGATTGGAGCACCACTTGATTGTGAGCATGCTGCCGAATTATTAGACATAGCAGCAAACAATCCTGATAAATCTGAGCAATTGGAAATAACAAGGGTTGTGGTAGCACATACTAATCCTATGTGTTTTAAAGACGCAAAAGCCGACTGAAGGAACGGGGATTAATCCACCCTACTACTTTAGGAGCAAACCAATGGCAAAAGTCACTTATCGTGGTGTCGTTTATGACACAGA